CATTCTGTATACAGTCGGGAAGTTCATGCTGACCGGCTCGCTTGTGCCGTTCGCTCCGTCTCTGCCTTTAAGGCTTTCGAGCCATTCATCAACCGTGCCGACAAAGCCCTGTTCGACGGCCACTTCATACGCACTCTTACCGTCTTTACCCGGTAGCCCCGGTACTTGCACGGCAATGTTAAGCGGATTCGGTAATGTGAGTTCTACTTTTTGTTTTTCTTCCATTTTTGTTTTCCCCCTCTTCGGCGATGCGGATTAATGCATCGAAACATCTCTTATTATCGTCATTTTGCCCATGACGATTTTGTACGTCCATTCGGGCGTATGAATAAATACATCGTACTTTGCGTGCATGACCTTCGGATTCGCTTGAAGACTTACCGAGGACGGGATCCGAACCTCGGCCGTGTTCCCGTTCATTCGGCAGTCGCCTTGCATAATTAGAACCCCGTTCATCGCTCGGACCTTCATTACAACACTGGCGGCTGAATAATCGCCGTTCTCTTCCGGGATAACGTAATTCCTTGCCCAGTCCGACCCGATATGTAATTCGTCGTCGAAATGTATCATCGCTATACCCTTTCGTATTTAATGCCGACAATGTCAACGATAGACGAGTTTTGAATGCTGATTGCAAACATTGTGTTGGTTGACGGAACCCCAGACGACCCCATATCCGACGATTGTACTTTGGAATTGATACGCCAAAAACGATTGTCCTCCGAAATCAGCACAACAGGACCGGGCGTACTCATCACATAATCAAGTGCATAAACCTTGTGTTCTGCAATATATTTTTCGTGTCCTTCATCATACGAACCGATAACCAGAATAGTATCGAACGTCGTAAAGTCTTCCGACAAGTAAATATCGCCACGGTGAAAATCATAATTTACTGCATCACCACCGTATGCCGTGATTCCCGTATTAGCGTTATTCACTGTCCGCACGTCGACCCCGTTATTAAGGCTCTTCATCCGTTCCCAGTCGATAATAGACTTCATAACTAACGGCTTTTTGTGGCCGCCAACAATATCAATAACATTCGATTTAAACGCCATAAAATCGGCTTTGTCAGCCTTCTTGTCGAATTGCTTCTTGTGTGCGTCCGTGGCTTCATCGTGCGTTTTTATTTCCTGTCGCACTTCGTCGGCCGATAATCCTTCGGTAACCGTGCCGTCAACGGTTACGTTTTCGGCATTAGAATAGCCGAACGCCACTGTAAGCGTGTGACGTGTTTCGCCGTTCGCCCCCATAACGGGAAGGGTAGCCGGAGTATCGTCTGTCATGGCCGAAAATAGTACCAGTTGTGCATCGGCATTTCGTACATAAAACCCAATCTCACGCAGCGTAATCGCATCTTGAGTGCCTCGGTTCGATACCCTAAACCGTACCTTGCAATCTACCCCGTCTTGAATAACGCTGATAATATCGGCCTTTATCTTCTTATGGCCCAGGTCTGTTGCTTGTTCAATGTCACTGACAGCCCCGTCGCCGAACCATATTTCCTCGATTTTTAACTTCATCTTGTTTGCCAACAACTCGGCGTGAATCTTCTTTCCGGCGTTGGTCAGTTTCGCTTCGCTCCACATATTTTTCGCTCCTTTCTATCCCTTACACGGTTTCGAGTGCCAAGCGGCCGCCGTAATAAACCCGTTCCCGGATTTCATTCATTCGGTTAATTGATATATCCTCGTTCACGCTTTCGGCCACGACACGACCTCCAAAATAAATGGTTTCCGTACTCGACTGCTCGCTTTGTGACTTCATGATTAAATTCTTCGGAATAATCGGCTCGGCCCAGTCGTATATCTCTTGCACTCGATTGGCCACATCTCTCGATAACGTAAACCATATTTCATACTTATCGCCGTTGATTTCGGGTAACACATTCCCGATGCCGAATTGGTCGTCTAAGAGTTCTTGCAGCTTTTTAAGCGTGTACGGCCTACTGCCTCCGAGCAGTGTCATGATGCGGTCACGCCGAACCTCGACCGTGTCATTGACTCCGGGTAGAACATCGAAAATCGCTTCCCACTGCTCCAGGCCGTACCCCGTGGCCGTGCTTATGTACTGGTTGATGAGAATGTCGCACATCGCATCCCACAACGCCCTGAATTCGGGATTTTCAATTCGCATAATTTCCTGAACGTCGAGGCTGTCACGACTTACCGGCGTAAGGTATCTTGATATATCAATATCACGTTCCAAATCCACGCTATGCACCCACTTTCGTGAGTTCGAGCGTTCCAAGTACCGGAACAGCTTCCGCACCCACGCCCGTATTCTCTTCCAGTTCTCTAACTCTAACGCTTGTTACATCGACGACTCCGGGAATATTCAATAAGGACATCAGAATATAAGCCGGTCTGACGGTCGTTCCCTCCGTGTCTGACTTCTTGCCCCAGGCGGCCCGCTCTTTAGCGAAATACTCTTTAATGGCCTTTTCTGCCACGGGCTTTACGTCTTCAATGCTGACCCCTTTTCCGAGTATCACAGATGCGGATACCGGAATAGGCGTTGCCGTCACGGCCTTAACTGTGACCGTATGACCAATCGGAGCAAGGCCGTACCCCTTTCCTTGCGGAGTCGGGTCCATGACTTCTTGAACTTCCTTAACGAGCCCTTCGTCGGGTACTTCGTACTCGGTATTAATAATCACGAGCTTAACCGTACCGCCGCCATTCCAACAGCGGAACACCTTCACGCCGCCAACGCCGGGGATTGCAAGCGTCTTTTCTTTATAATCCGCTCCGTTCCCTCCGTAGGCTTTTGACTTCAATGCCTCGAAATACCGTTCCCTGAACGTTTCCGTATCTTCTTCATCTTCGCCAGGCGTAATGACTTTTACGATTTTGGCACTCGTTAGACCGTTGACGGGAATAATCGGCGTAATGTCTCCGATTGTTGTGTTCCCGCCTCGTCCAAGCTGTTCGCATTTCATCTTGTACGTATGTGCGTTGTCGTCGACAAGCTCCGTTACAATGAAGTTGTAATTACCGGAGTTGAACCGGGTATATAGCGGCACCGGAATATCAAATTGACCCAAAACCTCGGCCGGTGTAGCCGCTTCGGGATAAATGTTAAATTCCGCAGCTCGGAGCGTTAAAAACTCCCTGTCCGCTGTCGTGGCGAACGTCTGCCGGAGTATAACCCTAGCCATGATATAGGCCTCGGCTAACTCCAGGGCGGCCGGTGCTGTCGCATCGTAAATAATCGACCCTTCTCGTTTGTCGAAAGTGGATCTGACTCGGGCTAACATTCTTTTTTCGATTTTATCGAATGTCATATTTTCGTACATTTAAACGCTCACCCCCTTTGTGATATTCTCGAGCGTTCCGAATATCGTTTCCACGTCGAACCTTGCGAATACATCTCCGTCGTCATGACTAAACTCGAATCCCGTAACTGATATGATTCTGTCGTCGGCTTCAAGTGCTTCCGTGATGCGGCGTTGCAACTCGGCGTAAACATACGGTATCGGTTGTCCGAACAGGTCTTCCAATTCAATACCGTAATTCCACGAATAAATCGGATACCGGTATCGCTCTGTACTTAATATCTTGAATACGGCTAACTTCATAGCCTTTAACCCGTCTGTAAACCCATTTATTTGCCCGTCGGCCTCGAACTCAACGTTATACGTATATGAAGGCTGACGGGTCTGTATAATCTCCGGCGAACCTTGCGTTGCCGAAGTCGGTAATAATTCGTTCGCTATTTCGTTGTGCACCCCCTGTCGGGATTGTACCAACGGTCAAGGGCTATATACCTTTGGCCGCCACTCTCACGCAATAAAATGACCTTGTCACCAAGGACAAGGCCGTTATGAACTAAGAATTTTTTGCGTCCTACATACCCATGATGATGCGGAGCGTAAGCGGCATCGCCACTGCCTCCGCTTGCGTCTTCCGTGATGTGGTCAACGCTCATCTCTATCGTATGTTCGCATGTGTTCTTCGTCAGTAATATATTCGATTCCGGGATTGTAATTTTTTGGTCGACGGTAATCGCCAACGGGTCCACGCCTGTAACTTCTCCGACAAGAATGTCTGACATATCCAAGTCGGAAAGCGTATTCACGACGATGCCCTTCATCGCCTCTACAATGCGATTGTAATCGTTATGCATTTACGTTGCCCCCATTCGTATAACCTTCGTCGGCAACTCACCGTTACCCCAGGCGTAGGCGGCATCGCCGTAATGCATGGCGTATCCTTTACTCGACGAGTTGCCGAAACAACCGCCTGCACCGTCCGCAATAACGACATGGTCATCATCGCCGTAAATGAGTAAGTCGCCTTTGTTGGCGTACCCGTTAAACGATTCCGTAACGTATCCCTTCGCTTCCAAATTGCCTCGAAGGGTCGGTACGGATGCGGTACCTTTGTTATATTCGTCCGCAAGGTCCTTGTTATACCACGAACCGGCTGCACACACCGTATCCGCACATCCTACAGAACCATACGGACTGACCCGGCCGTCGTTCATGGAAAATGCCGTATCGACCTGTGCCGCTGTACCGCTTCCCGTGGCCATACCGCCGATACCCATATGCCGTGCCTCCGACTTCTTCTGTGCTGCCTGTATTTTCTTTACGGCTTCCGCATCTTCATTCTTTGTGACCTCTGTCTTGCGTTCTTCTTCGTAAGTCACGAACAAATCGAGGTCCATTAAATGCACCCCGGTCTTGAACGTGTGCGTGACCGATTCAACCATTATGTACTGATTGATATTCACATCGCCGAAATCTTTGTTGACATACAATAAAGAACCTCCACGAACTCGAATATCCCCGATAACGCCTTTCAGTCGTATATCTCGGGTCTTTCTGTTCTTCAACTTTAGCATGTTCGCCGCACGTTTAACGGCATCGACATCCTTAGCATCGGGAACCAATACGCATTGAAGGCGGCCCCATTCCTCGATATGTTCCTTGTCCATTTCGACGTATGTGTTCTTTAGGACTTTCCGTTCGCCGTCGGGAACAGTACGATAAACCTTTATCATGTCGTATGTATCCTTGTCGATAGAAGTCTTATAATCGACATCCGTCATGCAGTCATCATCGATATATATATCGGTCTTCATTCCCTCCGTGACCGATTTCAGCATTAGCTGACCGCCGTCGTCGTACAGTTGGTAATATTTTTGAGTCTGTATGGTAGTGAGGTCTAAGGCCCTTTGGATAATATCGGCGAGGGTCTTGTCCTTTTCAATGCGTTGCGGTTTCGCCGGGAATTTATATACCGTGTTGTCGATTTCCCCGACCTTCAATCCGAAGTCCTCGGCGATGTTCTTAATGAGGTCCGTGGCCGTAATATCCCCGTATACGTAACAATCCTTGTTTTTTAAATATCGTAATTGGTCGTAAGCCGTCACGGAGATAATCGCCGACTTGTCCCGGCTCTTCTCGAATACCGTTCCCACGAACACCAATTCGCCGTTTACTTTAAACTCAATATGATTGCCTTCTGTGAAGTCCAGTATGTCATCTTTCGGGATTTTTATCGTGAGTTTCGACGGCTCGCAATCAATGCCCCTGGTCAGTTGCACATCGTCCAGTACGTCGCATAAAAACGTCTTGTCCTTATTCGTAATGATGCATTGGTACTCCAAGGGTACGGGCATCGGGTACTTTGTGAGTACCCGGCCCGACTTTTTAGGCTCTTCCTTTTTCTGTTCGTCTGCCATTACGTCATCCGACCCCCGTTCTGTACCTTCTCGGCGAGTGATTCGTCTTTTAATTTAATCAACTGTCCGTAAGTCAGAAGGGCCGGCACGGCGATTTTATTTAAAGCCGCTATGGCGAAGAGGTTATCCGGATTACCGAGTTGAGTCCGCACAACTTGTTGAAGTGTTGCCCCGAATCCACTCTTTATGGATTTCGGTGCTTCCTTGCCCGTTGTCGGCCTATCGCCTTGCACCGTTCCTGTTACCTTTCCGTTTTCATCCGTCGTGACCTCGATACGCTTTGCTCCCCAGTCCTTCCATTTCTTTAGTTTTATGTTCGCATACATGTCGAACCCTTCGTCGGCCGAATCTTCGAGTGTCCAGTCTTCGAGGGTACATTTTATGTTGTTCATGCCGAGCATCGAGCCTTTCGGACTCATACGAACCATAATGAACTGTATAACGCCTTTCTTCTTTAACTTCTCCAACTCGTCAAGGTAGTATTTCGCCTTACGCCCCTTGAACAACGTCGACTGATTGAACGGGTAGTTACTATTAGGCAACATGAATTTAAAGCTGACTTCCGTAAGCCCAGGCGGCTTAATGATATTGACTTCACCCTTTCCGATAAGGTCTATTGTTTCATTCTTACCGGCGATAGTCGTCGTCATTTCGGCCGGCGGTATCGGTATTTCCATTTTATCGATATACATGTAATACACTAGATACCGACCCCCTGTCTTTGCCCGTTCACGGCCTGTTCGATACCCTTCCGAAGATCCGATACGAATCCGTCCATATCGGTATCGTTATTGATTGTTACGTCGTTGCTGATGTTTACGACCGTGTTTTGTTTCGTAAACTTGCTTAATGCGGAACGGACGGCTGCATCTCGCAGCTCTTTAATTTCCGTTTCCGTCATGTCAATTTTATCGGCGATTCGCTTCGTATTATCTGCCGTTTGTTTAGCGTTTTTCGCCCCTTCTTTGCCGCCACTTCCCCCGGCCGCTCCGTCCTTACCAACGCCACTTTCAATCTTCGACGCATCATATTCGCCAGGATTTGAGAATTCGGGCGTCTTCATCATATCCCCGATACGGTCACCAATCCCGTCGCCAATTTCATACCCGGTTTGAGCGAATTCTGAAATGTTCCCGTATTCCATTTTCTGTGCGACCGTAACCTCTCCTCCGGAAACAGCGAAATGCTCGGCCTGTAATACGTTTTCCCCGATATGGTCAATCGCACCGCCAATAACGGACTTAATCCCGGGAATGTTCCCGATGAGGTCAATAATGGCATTTACGGCCGCTTTTACATACCCGACGATACCGTTCCATATGTCAATAAACAAATTGGCAACAGCCGCCAACGGGTCACGAAATACGTTAGCGAAGAAGTTCGCCAGGGCCGCAAAAATGTTCCACACGAATACAACCGTGTTGTATATCACGCCGCCCAGGATTCCGAACAAGCCTCCAACAAGGCCCGTAACGGATACCGACGTATCCGCAAAATAATTAAATACGTCAACGGCCAAGAACACTAACGCTACAATAGCCACGATGCCGGCAATAATCCAGGTTATCGGGCATGCCGCAAGGGCCACGTTTAGCCCGTCTTGTGCGGCGGTCATTGCAATAAGTGCTGCCGTTTCGGCCCAGTCTGCCACGGTTTTAGCTACAGTCGCAACTGCCGCCGCCCCCATAGCAAAAGCACTCGACGCAAGCGGAATTACTAACGCTGTAATCGCTCCGGCTAATACCACGGCCGCAATCTTCAACACAATCATATGATTACGCACGAAGTTAGCCATGCCGCTAAAGGCCCATACAATCGTATTGATAGCCGCATCAACACCTCGAACGATAATCCAAAATACGGGTGCTAACGCTTCCAGGGCCTCGGCTATTCCTTCCACGGCTTGGCGAACAGCATCACTATTCGCCAATTTTGAAATGCCTTCAAATACAGGCGTGAACGCTTTTAACGCCCTGTTCTGTATCATTGTAAAATGGTCGCCCCAACGCTTCGGCATCGTTTCAAATTGTGCGTTGATTTCTTCCATATTCTCGCCGATAGCCTTCTTGATAACTTCGGCGGTAACTTTACCCTCGGCGGCTAATTGCTTAAGTTCTCCACGGCTTACGCCCATGGTTTTAGCGATTATGTTCTCGATAAGCGGTGCGTTTTCGGCGATGCTTCGGAATTCATCACCCTGCAACTGCCCTGATGCCATGCCTTGGGTTAACTGTAACATGGCGTTTTTCTGTGCTTCCTTACTGCTACCGCCGATAACAAACAGCTTTTGAACGCCCTCCATGAAGTCGACCGCTTCCCTCGGGTCGGGAAAAGCATCGTGTGCTGACATAGCTAATTGTGATACGGCATTGGCCATGTCTAAATAGCCGCCTCTAGCCTTTTGTGCCGACTGATAAATGCGTTCATTCAGAATAATAGCGTTCTGTTGACTCCCCGTAACTAAATTCATACGGGCTTGTATCCCGGCATATTCTTCGGCCGTTCCCATAAGCGACGAGATGCCGTTCTGTATGGTGGATAACGCTGTCGTTATCGCACTAGCCGCTAAACTACCAATCATCATTTGGAACGCACCGCCCATGCGTTCACTCATGGCCGTTGAACCGCTCGCAACCTTCTTCATGCGGTCGCTTAGGTTGTTCATACCGTTTGATGCTTTTCGGGTAGCCTGTGCCGCCCTGTCCATTGCGTCGGGAATGTTCGTCGACAGCTTTATGTAATTATTAATGGTTGCCATGTGCTACCCCTTCCCGATTTTAGCCATTTCCGCTTTCTCGGCCTGTACGTGATAGTTCATAAAGGCGATTACGGCGGCTTTTTCGTTCTCATCCATATTGACGAACGCCCTCGGCCTGATGCCGTACTTCACAAAGGCCAGGTACGCAAACGAGGTCTCCGGGTCGTCCGTCTTTATCAGTTTTTTACTTCTTTAATCTTATCGTCGAGGCCGACTTTAAATCCTTGTGCCTCGGATACGGCACTGGCCAAATCTGCATATTCGCCGGGTAATAACATGACTTTCAACAGTTCGCCCGGGTCGTTAGCACCCCATGAATTTTGCAATTCGATTTCATCGAGATTCGGGTATGCGATAGTTTCGGTAATCAGATCCGAATTGAATCCTTCGTTGTCGAATCGTTCTTTGTATTCACGAGTACCCGGTACAAGTACCTTTTTAGTGTGACGGTCACGAATTCTATCGAGTTCTTTTGTTGTCAGCACTTTTATTTTCCATTCAATCGGCTTGCCGTTTTCATCCTTGAAGCGGTCGGATGCTACATACCCAACTTCGCTTTCGATTTTTACATTCTCTTTCAAGAACGCACTGAAATTTTCTGCCATTCTTTTTGCCCCTTTCGTTTGTATATAAAAAGAAAAGGAATGAAGGCCCTATGCCTTCATTCCGTCCAATTCTTTAAACTTCGTGGCCCATTTTACGTCCTCGAACGTGAAATTAATTTCATCTTCGAGCCATTCTCCGTCTGCGTTGAAGTTAGCGACGGTACCTTCGTCGATATTGCATCCCTTTAAGATGACCGTTTGTGACCCGGCGTGACTGGTCGGGTCTTCGTTCGTTACTTGCATATCGAAATACGTATCCGTGCCGCTCTTCATCATGTTTTCAATCATATCATCGAAAATCGACGTATTCTTATAAATCGTCAGCTTGCCGCTTCCTTCAAGCGACGTAGATTTGTTGCCCTTCATCATCCGGCCCAGGATTGCCACTTGCTTTTTGTTCTTCTTAACGGTGGCTTTTAAATCTTTGGCCTGGAATAACAATTTACGAGTGCTGCCAACGATTATATAGCAGTTGGCCAATTTGGCACTGATTACGTCGGCCGCTTCCATTGTTCTGATTGCATCCGGCATTGTGTTCCCTCCTTTACGCTACGACGACGGTCATGTACAGTTTTTCCATGGAAACCGTCGGCTGTAATTGAACATCGACCAAAACATCTTCCTTGTTATCGCCTTGCGACGGAATGGGAATGTCTTTATCGTCGAAATTCTGAATCGCACGCACACGCTGATATTCTTCAGCTAAATAAACCAAATCAGCCCACAACGCTTTGCGGCCGTCTTCATCGTTCTGTACCTTGTCGAGATACGTCTTATTGAATAATCGTGCCGCATCGATAGCCCAGTTATCGAGTACCCGGATAACCTGATTGAGTGAAAAATCACGGCTTTTTTCTTTCGTAAATTCCGTAAACGTGTTAATGTCCTTCAATACTCGGACTTCGCCCGTGACGTTACCGCCTACAGAATCCGTTACGGAATGGAACATAAACATGCCGTTCTTAATAGCCTGTTCCAACTCGAATTGCTTGTACTTCGTGTTAATCGTGTACTCGCCTGTGTACTTGCGGTTGCCGACCGTTTCATTGATTGCACACGACGCTTCTTGTCCGGTTACCCAGTATACGGCACTGCCTTTTTCCGCTCCGCTGTCTGTAACGTCATTAAGTACCGATATAACGCCTTCATCATTAACGCCCTGTTTGCCGTGAATAACCAACTGGAATTTCGCACCCGTCTGCACTCTGCACCGATGAGTGAAGTTGATTAAAAGGCCCTTGATAGCGTCATCCGAACCGGCATAACCAAGCACATTGAAATAGTACGGTTCGAGCATTTCCAGGCCGTCCTGATAGTTCTGTGTCGTAACGGCTGCTCCGTTCGTACCGCCTGTAAGTGCCGTGTAAGCAGTAGCCGCCAATGTGGCTGCTTTCTCGAATTTCAAATATTCATTGTCGACGAGGTCCGCAGCCGTCTTTACGCCCGACTGTTTCGCTACTGCCTGACGATTGTTATCGGTCGTCATGTACGTTGTGACGATAAAAGCTCCGGAATTATCCGGATCTGACTGTACGGAAACCCCCAACGCATTACCTCTAATACCCGCATATTTCGCTTTAGCAAGCGTGCAAGATGCGACAGCACCGTCACTATTAAGACGATAGAAATACCCCGTTTTAAGGCCTGTAAACAAATCTCTAAGGCCTTTCATTTTCGGATGCGTGTAGTCATAACCAAAATACTGCATACAGTTCTTTTGGAATTCATCTGCATCAACTCTGAATACCGTACCCGACGGGCCGTAATCCAATTCAAGCATCATTGCCCCGAACCCTCGGTCGGATACTTCTGCCGATGCCCGTACTTTCGATACGAAATTGATATACGTACCCGGTAAAACTTTGTTATGGAACAAGAACGTTCCGCCGCCTAATGCCATTACGCTGTTCCCTCCTTATTCATTCACGGACTTTTGCACCCGGTGTGTAAGTGCATCGCTTAACACCTTGTCCACTTCGTCCGCTCCGTATAGCTGACCGGAATTCAATACAGTGTCAAGAATATCTCGATACCGCTTAAATCGCTCAGATTGTAATATAGTCACCTTATCGAACCGTTCGACGATGCTCTTCGGCTCTTCCTTTACGGCGACTTCTGTGTTTTTATTTGCCGCTGTTTCCATTCTTTACTCCTTCCGTGATTCCGACTTGACGCATCGCCTCTTGTCGTTTCCCGGCTTTACGTCGCATATCTTCAAGGGTCAACAGGAAATGCATCACGCCGTCCGTCACCTTATACGAACGCTTTTTACTTCTCATCAATTGGCCGTCGACAGTTATGTACTCTAAAGCCGAATACAGCCGTTCGCCCACGTCGTGAAGTTCGCCTCGCACGTCCTCCGGTAGGTCCTCTTCATTAAGAAAGTAGAGTATCTCGAAATCGTTCATCCGGTCGTACAGGCTAGAAACGTGTAAATCCTCGGACGAATTTACAAGGCTGATATAAAAGCACGGGAATTCTGCCCCGTTTTCTTTAAATTCGAGGTATACCGGTCGTCCTGTTTCCTTATGAACGGCCGTCGCAATGCCCGTAAGAATGTTACTTATCGAGTTCACGCAGATACCCCCTCATCGCACTGTTTAATAACTTATTCCCGTTACGTTCGACGAAATTTTCGGCCTTCTCTTGCATGTGCAAGCCCTCAACCCAAGGTTTTTTGAGTCTTGCCCCATGTACCACACCGCCAATCGGAGTGCCAAGCATCGGAACATACCGTCCAACTTCCTGCCGATGTCCGTCATTCAAAAACGATGCATATTTAGATAGGTTATACACCCTTGCAAATGCCGTCGTTCCTACGACTTTCGCTGAGTTCACACGCCACGCATTCCGTGTCTGTTGCGTGTTGTAATGATACGTTATGTACTTTGCCTGCCCTTTTCTATCCTTGCCGGCAAAGGCTTTAACTGATCCACGTTTACCAACGGGCGTGTTTTTCTTCGCTTCACGGATATAAGCCGCTGTCATTTTGTTCACTCCGGCCTGCAAAACGCCTTGTACTTGTGCGGCGTTCCCGAGCTTCTTAAGTCTTGCGGAGAAATCCTCAAACTCGCTTATATCAAATTCAACCTTAGCCATTATCGTTTCTCCAGTAATTCGAGTTGAATTTCTTGATGCGTATCGTATTTTGCTGGAGTGGATGCCGCCTTGTACCAGGTCACCCCTTCGTTATGCGATACGGCGATGCGTGACCCTTTCGGAATCTTCGCATCCGGATATGTAAACAGCACGATAGACTGGGTGAAGGATGCTACCCCTTCACCCGTTCCGGTCGTGCTTGTCTTATACGATATACGGCAAGGGTATATGCCCGTGTTCTTCGGCTTAGACGTAACGATGCCTGTGTCTTCATCTTGCTTGCTCACGTCAGCATACACGAACGCACTCATCTCGTACATTTTTTCAAGCTGTTGCCTCGCTCGTCTTACCATTTCAACCGTCGGTAACACGCCAATTCCCCCTTGCCGTAATTCGTTAATGCATCTGCTAATGTAGTCAGACGCACGGACAAAGGCTCGCCGTTAAACTCGATTTTCGTATCGCCAATTTCGATTGATTTTGCCATGTCATCAACATCCCCAAGAATATTTTTCCCCTGTATTTTGATCAGCTCTCCAAGTGTTCGATATATGACGACTCGCTCAAGCTCAACGGGAACCTCTGTCTGATTTATATCATTGAGTATGCTCCGTTCGACAACCTCGGAAATAAAATCAATCGAGGTTTCAAAGGCGGCGACATCCGGGCATCCGGTCAAGTCTTCGGCAAGCATGATAACTTTCTCCGTGTACTTATTCATCGGCCTGGGCCTTCTTACTTGCTTTTTTTGTCGTCTTCACTTGATTGGCTTGCACATCTTCATCGGCCTGTGCATCTTCCGTCAAAGGCTCTTCCTCCTGAACGTCCACGTTCTCGGTGTTCATCACTTCCGACTGCTCCATGTCTATATCTGCGGCCGCTTCTCGGTGTCTCCTAATCAGCATACCCATTGATAACCCTCCTCGTTATACGGCTTTAAATGTCATTTTTAAGACTTTAGCCGGATTCGTTAAGCCAACTGCGTAATGTTCTGCCGCCGAAATGACCGTTGTTTTTGCCAAAATATCACGGTCCGTTTCAACGTCTGCCGCTTTCTTAACGTAAATCGTCACTGCCGGCATTACGGGCTGTCCGTCTGTTGCTGCTGCACTCATCTGCACCATAAAGTTGGTAAAGTTGCCGCCGGCTTTCGGTACACGACGAGATACAACCACTTCACAACCGCAAATAGATCCGATGGCTCCGGTCATCATTAAATCACCGCCGTATTTTGTCTTGTCAATAAAAGCCGGGTCCTTACGGATTTTCGACAACTGTTCGGGATGAATGAACAGTACCTTGGATACGTCGCTTTCTTCTGCGAATTTATCTACCCCGTTTACGATTCCGTCATACGAGATTTCGTTCGTATCCGTAACCGTAAGCGTTGTCGTTCCCAACGCCGTTACAATATCATCATCGACCTTGCTTGCGATTGACATCAACAGCTGACGCTGTGTTTCGCCGACCGGGTCGCCGTATCCGGACAAAGCCGCTTCGTCTGTAATTTCTGCCGCTTTACCGACTTTCTTTACGGATACCTTTGCCGTGCTTGCTTCGAGTTTAGATACGTCGATTGCAGCACCTTCGGCCACATCCTGTGCATCGCCAATGTACTTAAACGCCGGAATCGTGATAGTGCTACCGGGACGACCTTCAAGAGTGTTGTCGATTTTACAAATTTGCGTAAATTTGATTGCTTTCGGCAATCCTGCCGCAATCATATCCCCCATAACCTCGGGATTGACAAGGTTTGCTAATTTTGTTGCGTTTGCACTTGTAGGCATGTTGTTATTCTCCTCCGTTCGTTAACTGGTCGTATAATTCCTTGTCCTCGTTATATAACTTGACTCGCTCACCATACGACATTTTGTTGAATTGTTCTTGCGTTACGCCTCCGTTCGGCTTGTTGCCGCCAGGGTTTCCAGGCGTTGCCCCCTTGACGTTCGGCTTATCGTCACCAAAGAGATACCCGGCCTCCGTTACGAGCTTCTCAATCTGCTTGTCGAGGCCCTTAATTTTCCCGTCTTCGACCTCTGCACCGTTAAGGTCGAGCAAAGCACGCACGGCCTTTACGCTCTTGGCCTTTGCCGTTAATAAAGCACGGTCGACAATCCCGTCGATTTTCATGTTTTTTACCTTCTGTGCATACTCCTTTTCACGGGCTTCGCTTTGCTTTTTAAGGTCTTCGATTTGCTTGCTCAAATCCTCGTTGCCTTTGGCCTTGTCTTTTAAGCCGTCGAGCTCCGTCTTGATTTGTGCCAGTTCCGTTTTGGCTGCCTTCTTCTCTTCGTTCGTTGCGTTAAATTGTGCTTTCGATACGTAATTTTTTCCGTAATCCTCCACAATCTTATCCGCAGCTTCGTCCGTTACGCCTAACGCCTTCAATTCTTCTTTTGTCATTCCTTATGACTCCTTCCTGTTACGCTTTATTTTCGAGTGCTACACCACTCGTTACGGTCTTGTTCTTTTTCGCCTGCAATACCAAAAAGGCATGAAAAAAGCACCCACGATTGTGAGTGCTGAAATAAATATTGAATTAAAACTCATTTACCTCTTGTGTGCCAAAAAAGCACCTACATAAATAGGTGCTTTAGGCTTTGTGAATCTCATTAATATACTTTTCGAACGCTTCGCTTCGTTCTTCCCATTCCCGGTACTCTTTCGTATTACCGTAGGGACAAGGCATTTCTCCGGGCCATATCCCTGCTTTTACTTGTTTTTTATTTTTTTGGTTTTGTTCTTTCGTATTCCCATCCATATTTTTCAGCCATCCTTGTGGTGATTTTATGACTAATAGCTTGCCATATCGCTTGCTCGCTAAACCCTGCCGCAGTCATCCGTTCGTAGAACCCTTTGTACTCCCATTTTATTTGTTCGTATATAGCCCTAATTTCGGCTCGGTAGGGGCGTTCTCCAGTGCCTATGGATATTTTGTACTTGATTCCATTATGTCCAATCACAAGCATCTTGTCAATACTCTCGAAGTTACGCATAACGATTAAGTCATCGGGCGAAAAAGACGAGCTGCGTGGATGATTATGAACGCAATCCACTGATTTTGCGGGGAGCTTCTCTAAAAATCGCACCAATTCAGGAGGAAACACAACCGAACTACTATCTCCGCTTAAATCAGGATACGCCACGTCTCCTTTTTTATCTCTCCAAAATAACCCCTCGGTTCCGGTTCTCTTACCATGAGACAAGGCCTTTTGGTATGCGTTTTCAATCCCCGCCTCATAACTTCCCATTTGCTTTACCTGCGCCTGTGAGGTTTTACCCTCGTTGGGCGGCGTGATTTTTCTCCCATCGTCTATGCGACCTTCGCTTATATACCGCTTTTCCCACTCACCATAATCTAGTTCACCCTCAACAAATACCGTTTTACCCGTCTTCGGGTCCCTTGCGGCCCTTGTTCCGCTTCCGGCAATATCGGCAAGGTCATCGCCTAAATACGGAACAGTCGTGCTTCGACAATGACAGTGAAATGGGGGTATCGTAATCCCGGGTTTTGCATCCTTACGTTGTACGATCTTACCGTCCATACGACGGCAGATGGGGCTTGTCTTGCTATCGAGTGTGGCCAATATCTCCACAGCGTCAACGTCAAGTTCGGCCATGCAGTCCATAAACGCTTGCGAATGTACCCGTGCGAGCTCCGTTTCGACCAGTCTATTGGCGTTGCTATACGACGTGTTCATATTTTTTACAATGGCCTTTGATATATCGGCCGTGCCTTTGCCTATTATCATCGCCTGTGTAAATTCGTTTTGCATTGTCTTAGCCAACTTCTTGCGGTTGTCCCATATGCGTTCGGAGAAGTCTTTGCCGTCAGGTGCCCACGGAGAATGAATAATGCGTTGTACAGTGTTCGGATCTACTTGGCCATATTTACCATATTCACCTTTCATTGTCTGCGTAAGATGTGCAGTATGATAATTCGTACTTTCATATACCTTATTTAGTAGATCCGATATATCAGTGTCTTGAGTCTTTGCCCACCGTTCAAGCTCGTGAACTGTGTTGATATATAACTCCTGCTCACGGTCGAGCCGCTTGCGTATAGACGCCTGTTTTAACATTTGCTTATACTCATCCGATAGCCCCTCTTGCTCGGCCTGTCGGCGATATTCTTCAAGCGTCATCTTGAAGGCCTTTAACTCCCTCGCATTTAACTCTTTACGAGCATCGGCAAGGCTTATACCGTTCTCATCGGCATACCGCTGATACCAGTCGTTTACGTTCTTCTCCATGCGCATGATGATTATATCGGCCTGTTTCCGCAAGTTTCGGCTTGTCATCTTACCAAGCCCAAAGGCTCGTTCGGATTCGTCTTCGTACCGCTTCGCCCAGTAATTACTCGGCATGGCCATCACCTATATAATCGGGTTCGTTTGTCGCCTTTTCGGCCTCTAACTGCTTCATTTCCTCGGCCACATCTTTTACCCACGGATGATTTGCAATAATCGTTTCGTTGCTGATGACTCCAACGCTGTTACGACAGTTATTAATCGTATCCCCTTCGTTCATAGGCAGGTCACGATTAAATGTAAATTCCACATCCTCGGCTGCTTTCTGTCCTGTCAGTCCTCGATAGGTGTTGATAAACCACAACAGCCGCTCGAGTCCTTCCCTGATATCCACTTCCATTTCGTTTGCGTCCAGGTCTATATCGGAATACATCGACGCTATGTTCATCTGATTCGGATTATTACTCATTCGGTCATCCTTGCTGTCGAACCCTCGGCCATTCTCGATGATTGCCTTCTTCAACAGCTTGATAATGACCTCATAATTACTAGCGTTCACCTCAATATGAAGAGCTTCCACGCCACCTTCTACCCCGTCGACTGTCCGGACCTTGATTGCTCCGTACTGTGCTAGGTTAGCCCTGAAATTATCCAACTCCGTGCCGTCGTAGTTTTTGATAACAAGAATCGTACTGCGAATATCTTCTTGCATGTTATCGGCGTAATTCGACAGCATCGTATTGAGTGCGTCCTGCAAGCTCTTCACCTTGGCGATTAACGGCTGCTCTTCTTCATTCATGCGAAAGGCGATAAGCGGCACGTTATTCCAGTTGTACGGCTTGTCATCAATGGCAAAATTCGCCGTGCTTTCACGGTCTCGGTCATCGGCAAGACTGCCATTTTCATACACGTAATACTGAACGCCCGTACGGTCGTAAAATTCAACCTTGGTCATTCTGCGGTCCATAATTCCCTCATACACGTCAATCTCGTATACATAAGCAAAGGCATCAAGGCGTTCTCGTTCTTCATCGCTCCAGAACGGTAACACCTGCTCAGGCTTCATACGCTTAAACTGCAATGCCCCTAATTCGTCGATATACGGATGCAGATACCCAACGCCACCGGTCAACATGTCTTTTCCTACACTCTTGAGCTTACGCCGTACACTCGGTGTAAAGACGTCTTTTATGTCCTCGTCGTCTGTTTCTACGACGAACGGTTTTGCCAGTAAGTAATTCACTTTCTGATCAACAAGGTCATCGAAACGATTGTCCACAATCTTATTGTTAGGCAAATTGGCCAGCACCACTGTTTTGCCGCCTGTGTCAGTTACGGCTCGAGTTTTACGTAATATATCTTGCTCGCCTTGGTAATATTGGCGGCCTGTTATCATAGCCTTGCGTTCCTTGCTGCTTATCCACTTTTGCAACTCACGACTCAAAAACTGTCGCTTACTCATCGGTGCGTTATCACGCAACGCTCGATTTATTATGTCAGTCCAAAACATTCTATACCCCCAAATCAAACGAGAACCGTTCTACCCCAATATCTTCACAAGCATACCTCATAGCATCCATTAAGTGATTGTTATTGTCTTCCGGCTTCCCCGTATATCTGTCAAAACGGTCTTTAGCCCATTGATACACACTTATTTCTTGTAAGAAGTTCACACACCTGGGGTGAATTATTAGCTCGTAGTTTTGTATTTTTTGGATCCCGTTTAATACACTGTCCTTACCTTTTCGGGATTTTACAATTCGGGATATCCCTGCCTGGTACAATTCTTCAATGCTCTTAGGCTCGGCTGCATCGGCCCGTATTCGCTCTTTAGCATAGCCCATACTCTCGATGCGCTTAGCTAATTGCTGATTGGTTAACTCTGTTTGATACAACTCATCGAACACATATATTTTTTTATTCTTCTGATTCACCACTGAACAGAATAATGCAGCAGGATCCGTTGTATACCCGAAGTCCAAACCAAAGGCAGCCTCTACTCCTTCTTGATTTCTAATTTCATCACAGTCAAACACTTGTTCCTTCCAGTTTTCATATACAAGGCCATCAACAACACCCCAGTCACCCTCACCGGCAACGGCATAGCGTCTTGGGTTCTTCTTCATTTCTTCAAACAGGACTAAATCCGACTTACTTAAGAACTCATTACATCGATAATTCGTTGTCATTGCCAGTACGTTCGGGTTGGGCGTATCGAAGAACCGTTTCTTCAACCAGTGCCTATCAGACCAAGGATTGAACGTTAGAACGACCTGATGATACATACCTTCGGGCAATTGCCCACGAATGCTTTCATCAAGTCGGTTAAAGTCATCCTCTTTTGTTATCTCATACGCTTCCTCAATCCAGAGTCTACACAAGCAACCTGAATCGACGGTGATGGACGTAACTTTTAACGGATCATCAAGGCCTCTGAACAGGATTTTCTGTCCCGTAGGAATGTAAGTAATCTCTAACGGCGATACGCTGCATCTAAAATACTTTTCAACGTGCAGCCTTCGCATGGCCCATTTAAGCTGTGCAAAACAGCTATCCCGAAGCGTTCGCTCCGTCTTGCGCACTACGAGCCAATTAATAACAGGATTGCTCACAATCTCATATATAACTCGTAATGACTGCGTGGATGATTTCTTACTGGCACGACTTCCTTTAACTACCTTGTATCGGCCTTTGAACCTCCAAAATTCTCCATAGCCCTTACCCACTATATCGGCAATATTCACGACGTCGTAATTAGTCTGCAACGTCATCACCACCGACAATCATAATCGGGTTGACTTCAATCGCTGTATCGGCGCTAAACAAATTGTTTCGTTTACCGATAAGTTCTAAAGCCTTTAGCTGGGCCCTGGCGTCAACATGCTTTTGTATAATTCGTGCACGGCTGCATCCTTCTCCTGTACCCTCAACCACAACTACCTCTTCTTTAACCTCACCCCGAGCCAATGCCGCCAGTCGACCCTCGACTTCTGCGATGCTCATGATTCGGTCTCTAAAGAACTCGTCTTGTAGTTCTTTAACACGGTTTTTAATTTCAACTTTTTTCAACAGTCGTGAACCAATCGAATAAGCAGTTAACTCACTATATCCGGCTCGGATAGCGGCCTGAGTCGCATTTAAATCCACCAGATACTCGATACAGAATTTTTCTTGTCTCTTATTCAACATGTAACCGCTATCGTCACCTCCTTTGCGTGCCGTATTTAGAACGATTCATAACGTGTTTGGCTGCAACGAAACATTTACACGTGCCGGTTCCGCCGATATGTATTTTGTTAGCAGAGCAAAATCCTTTAGAATTATTTAAGCAAGAATGTCGGCAGCACTGAATTTCCGTTTTACACGTCATAAAGCCTCCAAATACAGGCACGTAAAAAGGACGCCCTATTAGGACGTCCTGAAATATAACTTATATTTTAATTAAAAATGTTGAGCCCCTCTGCGCAAAAATAAATTCCCCCAAAGGTTAACCCGTACGCAATAACACATATCGCTATCGCCACATTTCTAGCCCTGTTTCCCGTTATCCAGCCTTTGGGTTCATTAGAACAATCATCTCCTTGGCTAACCAACCCCTGTTCATATTCTTGAGCAAATGCAGACTGACTTATGTAAGACGCCCCATAGCAAAGGCTAGCCGCCACCGCACCCAAACCAAACATGACCAATGCCTTCCAAAGATGCACATATAGTCCTGCCAATAGGGGATCTGCTTCTGCGAATCTCAAATTATTACTAAGAAATGCAATGAAGGCAACTATTGCTCCCCCGTTAATTAGGAGGATACTTTTAAGAGTTGCGTTTGCAAAAGAAATAATAGCTTTTAAGTGTTCAGCTTGAACTTTTGTCCCGGCTTCTATAGACGTCATGCGCCTTTGATGCTCCATTTCCATTTTGCGAAGTTCCAAGTCATCTATTTTTCGATTAACTTTTGTTGCTTCAACAATCAGGTCTTCTATATCTTGTATTGACAATGTACGTACCCCGGCCGCTTTTAACCGTTCAATATTTTTTGAAAGAGCATCATATTCCACATTCATCACCTCGAATCCATAGTACCATAAATTCGAGATAATAGCTCGCGTCCATAACGCAAAGGCGACGCCCTAATGGACGCCGCCTCGGCTGTAAATAAAACTACTTAGAATGATTGTGTGTACGGTATTTTCCGTACTTTTCACTTCTACATCATATCATGTCAAGATACTGACATTTAATGCCATCTTCTGCGAAAACTCCTCTAGTGCCGCTCGATGGATTCGGAAGGTATGTCGCCAAGTGATATTCATCTCAACAGCAATTTGTTCCCACCGTTTATTCTGAATATATCGCTTAGTTAATACCTCTTGCTGAGTGGCACTTTCAAGCTTTGCTATAAGGGTTTTTGCTTGTTCACGCATTTCTATCAGCTCATCCCACTCACGATTAGTATCCCGAATAAGTTCGTCCAGGCGGGCAATCTTGTCGGACACATCTATGGGACTACCGCCGGTGATTTTATCTTTAGCGTAATCCAAGGCTTGAAGGCTGCATATGTCATGCTGAAGCTGGGCGATCCGTTCTTCTTTCATTCGTAGCCTAACCTCTAGACTGCGGACGTATTCAAGATATTCCTTTGCATTCATGCCGTACCTCCTACTCTTCGAGGTAGCTATACGCTCTGTCGAGGTCTCGGAAGGCTGCATCAATGGCACTAAGCGCCATATCTTTGCAGTCCATATCCATTTCGTTATCTCTGTACACGGCCTCACGGACTTTTGCTAAATCCACAGATATATTAGCCAGTAACACGGCAGCGTCTTCCGGGTCAACTTGTCCGTTGATAGGGTTTCTTGCGATATTAGTCATTATGATTCTCCTTTCAGTGTCGTTTGTTGCAATTCTTTTTGCAGTAAGATATTGCCGCAATCAACTAAGGCTTTCATTTTCTTTAGCAACTTAACCAGGGGGTCTCCGTAATCAGCCAGCGGCTCCTTGATCTGATTATATTCTTCATAGCTTTTAAATCCGTCTTTACCAATAACAGGCCGAATAACATACCCGAAACGGTCATCGGGGATAAGCACACAACCACGACCACGAAGAAAACAAAGCACATCGGCAAGTTCGGAATTAATGAAGGCAGCGTGTAGGAATAGCCATATCCACAGATTGCTGTCTTCGGGATGCTTCTTTTCGTAATCGTCATGATATTCTTCAATCGGCCAGTTTTTCGGATTACGAGCGTCCTCTACTTTGCGGACAAGGCGTTCGACGAGGTTCTTAATTTCAGGATCCCGCCGAAGTAAATCAAATTGGGGGTGTTCCATTTCATTTAAAATCTCCTTAAAGGCACTTCTGGCTCGTTTTACGACCTCTTGATTAGCCATTGGTAAGTTCCTCTATCTCGATATAAAGTCCGGGCTTATCGAGGTAAAATTTTTGAATTTCTTCACACGCTACGAGGGCATCGTCCGTCCAAAAGTCCAAATCCGTCATCACGTCTTTTAAGAGCTTCACCAAATTATCCGTATCGGGCTTAGTGGTTTTCCAGCTCTTTACAGGGTGAGCGTTAGTCGCTAAATATATCCACGTCGTCGAAAGCCTGACAGGACCCGTAAACGGAGCTTTGGGAGCGTAAGGGGCAAGGGCTGCCATAAACTTCTGACGGGCGTCTTTTACATTCTGAGGCTCGTACACGACAGGCTTACCGTTTACTACCATGATTTTCTTTTCCTGGTGAGTGGCCGACGGAATCATCATCGGCAAGAAAAACTTTAATTTCATTGCATACTCCTTTCTAGGGAAACGCCGAGGGCGCTTATTGTCCTGTCAGACGGACAAAGGGTGTTAAGGGAAACGGCAACGTCAAAGCCGTTTTCCAACCCTTTGTTCGTCCCATGACAATTGCGGACTTTTTATACGAGGGACATTACCTAATATATATAGGGTTATGTCCCGATTTTTGTCCCGATATTTATGCATATGCGGCGTTTTCGGTGAATAATTATTCAATGCTATTTCTCTCTACTTTACCGTTTTTTACGGTGAATTCTTCCGAGCTGTTGATATCTCTTCGAAGGGTTTTAGGACTGATATCAAGATACTCTGCCATATCGTCAATAGTGACCTCGCCCGAGATGAGGCACGCATTATATGCCGCCTCAAGATTTTTCATTCTTCCCATAGCTTTCTTCTGTCTTGCTTTTACGCCTTTTTCAGATGGCGTCATATCGACGTTTAGCTTAATCGACTCAAGCGTTCCCGTGTCATCGATACGGTGAACGGGATAATCGAACCACACATTTACAGGCCTGAACGAAGCGTACTCACGAAGCGTTCCTTCGATACGCCAAGCCGAACGAGAGGAACCGACTTGTTCAGCGTCAAGCTCAATCATATCAAGCAGTGCGTCGGCGTCACGTCCGAATACGCCTGACCCTGAGGCTCTGTCAATAGCTCGCTTACCGCCTTGAGCGCCTTTGGAGTGATGATGACAATAAATGACCGAGCAATTAAGCTCCGTTGCGATACGGTCGAACTGATTGCAAAAATGAGCCATTTGTTCAGCGCTGTTCTCATCACCTGTAATGACCTTGTAAATCGGGTCGATGATAATCGCCGTATATTCCTGTTTGACGGCTCTCCTAATGAGTTTCGGAGCGAGTTTATCCATGGGTAGGGACTTTCCTCTAAGATTCCATATATCGATATTAGAAAGGCTGCGGGCTTCCCACCCAAGCTCCGTGTACACATCTTTAAATCGATGCAGGCAAGAGGCTGCGTCAAGCTCCAGATTTACATACAGGACTCGCCCCTGGGAGCAATCCCAATTCAGCCACTTACGCCCTTCTGCAATGGCGATAACAAGCTCTATAAGAGCAAAGGACTTACCTGCCTTAGACGGTCCTGCCAATAGCATTTTGTGACCCTTACGAAGTACGTTTTCAATAAGCGGCGGTGCTAACGGCGGCAGATTATTCCAGAAATCTCGAAGGCTTTCAGGCTCCGGCAGATTGTCGTTAATCGATTCGATCCACGTCTGCCACTCGGCAAAACTGCTCTTACCGATATTGGTATCAACTAAGAACTGCTTTTTATCCTTACGGGTAACGCCGGGCATGCGACTGAGGCGGCTCGGATTTCGGTTCTGAACATCGATTTCAAGGCCGTTTTTGCGGCAGATATTATAAAGATAATCGACCCGTTTGCGATATTCGTCGTAATTGGCAGCGTCTATTTTAACGATGGCATGAACGGACTTGCCGCCACTGTAAACCATGCACGTAACAGGAAGCTCCAGTTTACGGATGATTTCGTTTTGCTTGTCGATGGGCATACAGTCCGATTCGACCAGTGCGTATTTAAACTCCGTCACGTTCTCATTGCGAACGCCTCTCCCGTCTAAGGGATTAAAGCGAATCCAAGCGCCTACATCGGGATTATAATCACCCAGAACGGCACCGATATCGCCGTCACACTCTGATAAAGCATGAATAAGCTCCCCAGCTGTACGCTTAAATTTCCCTTTAGACGGCAAGAATTTCCCGTCCTGCTCCCAGGACTCCGTAACATAGCCGACATAATCGGAGCTGTCGTAAAGAAGCTCCAAGTACGTAATTAAATCTTTAGCCGGATTCCAATCGTCACCCGGATCTTCAATTTCTCGTCCTTCTACCCAGTTCTTATCGATAATGACTTCTTCGTCGGCAATGATTTCATCATCCCATCCATACGCCCGATCGGGTAAATGGGGTGTGGCGGTCCAGCCGTTTTCTTTTGCCATGTTTACGATAGTGGCTCCCGTAACAGGGCTTCCGTTATAGTGGCCTGTGAACGTTGCCCATTTTTTAGCACATTCTCCGGCGTGATAACGAGTAATGTCTTTGGCACTCCAGGATTCCCAGTCGCTAATGTCGTAGCCTTCTTCTTTAAGCCCCATTCCCACTTGAAGCCATTCCTGATAATCGCAAAAGGCGGGGTCGATGTAGTCCAATAAAGGTATTAAGTTGATTTTACGCATTGTTTTTTTCATCTCCCTTATTGGCTACGCCGGGATATAAGTTTCAGGCGTTACGCCATTCGGAATTCTCCAATTATTCATAGAAATTCGAGCAATCATAGATGAGGCCTGGTCAAACGTCCATGTACCGACGTGCTGGAAACCGCGAGACTCCAAGAAGCGTATTTGCTTCGGTCTTGACAGGCTCATATCCTGACGTTTCTTTAATCTATCTAGGAGAAGTGAAGCCTTACCGGCATTTTCGATTTCATCGGCAAAGATACCGAATTTCTCTAAAGCCTGGATTTGCTTAACAGACGGCGGTGCCATTTCATAACCAAACGACGGCACATATCCCGATAAGTCTTCAGACTGAATGGACATCTCAAACTGTAACGGATCCACGAGCTTGCGTTTGCGTTTCTTCATTTCCTTAAGCTTTTCAGCCAAGGCTTGCTCCCGTTCTGCCACAACATCCGATTCAGATTCTTTTTCAAGCTCTTCAATATCAATCGGAACCGCCGAGTCTTCAAGTTTTTCCGTCATTTTCTTTGCGATGTCTTCATCTTTACTTATGAGATGGGCAGGTCGGCATAATTCATGCCGTTCCGTATTCCACAGAAAATCAAGCAGCAGCACGTTTTCTTTTCCTTCGTGTAATCGAGTGCCACGACCTACCATTTGACTGTATAAGGCTCGGGATTTGGTCGCTCGCAGAACGATAATGCAATCTACCGACGGACAATCCCATCCTTCAGTCAGAAGCATACTGTTACACAGAACGTCGTATTTCCCGTTCTCAAAGTCTTTAAGGACTTCTGCCCTATCTTGGCTATTGCCGTTTACTTCGGCGGCTCTAAAGCCGTATTTACGAAGATATCGACAAAACTTCTTACTCGTTTCCACCAGCGGTAAGAATACAACGGTCTTTCGATTCTTAGCGTATGTGACCATTTCTTCAGCAATCTTATCAAGATACGGCTCAAGAGCTGTTCCGAGTTCACCTACTTTGTAATCGCCTGCCGCCATGCCGACATGTGCAATGTCCAATTGCAGAGGGATGGTCTGTGCGACGATTTGAGCGAGGTATCCGGCCTTAATGGCTTGCGGAAGTTTGTATTCATACGCCAGGCTGTCGTATATCTGTCCGAGGTTTCGCATATCGCTTCTGTCAGGCGTTGCCGTAACACCTAGGACTCTAGCATTAGAGAAGTAGTTTAAAACGTTCTGGTAGCTGTCTGAGATAGAATGATGAGCTTCATCGATGATGATCGTGTCGTAGTAATCGGGAGTAAACTGAGCCAGTCGTTTTTCACGCATAAGCGTTTGAACACTGCCGACGGTAATCCGATACCAAGATTGAAGAGCCGTCTGCTCGGCTTTTTCTACGGCACATTTAAGGCCCGTAGCTTTCGCTATCTTATCGGCGGCTTGTTCTAGGAGTTCTCCACGATGTGCCAGGATTAAAACTCTGTTACCGACTCGTACTTGAGATTCGGCAATCTTAGCGAAGCAAATAGTCTTGCCGCAGTTGTGCGTGATGGTGAAATCGTCCAGTAAATACCGATTGTCCCCGTCAACGGTAAATCCAATGTAATCGCCTTCGCCTAAGGCTTCTACTGTAAACCCGGTGACAAGGACATTTTTCTTTTGCTTTCTAGGGCTGGCAATCTTGTGGCGGACTTTCATAGGGATTTTATCGCAATTCCCGCTAACGCTAACTCGATAATAAGTTCCTACGAAATCTCCACATCCTTTTTGACAAGGCGTAACGTAGGCGGCAAGCCCAACCGACCTACACATAAATGCCAAATCATCGGCGAGTTGTTGAGATTTAGAAATAAAGTCATATCCGTTATAAGTTAAATGCCCATCACTATCTAATAGCCCTGCAATAACCTGCAGTCTTACATCTATAGCCCCTGTTTTATATATATTAGGGACATATTTTGTACCGGAAGTTTTGTATCTTATCCCTAGCTCGGTTAAGTGCCGATTAAGCAGGGAATGCGCGTGTACTTTACGGCTATTAAGTATGTATGTTGTCGCTTTACCTGCAGGCTCCGTGCGGATTTTCAGCTTAAACCTTTCGGCTTGCTGTTGGATTACGGTTACCACTTCTTTATCCATTGTCGTAATGCCGATAGACGAACCATTTAAGCTCCCGTCTCCTAATAAAATCCCTAAAAAATAAGGGTCTATCGGGCAAGCCTCGTTAGAAGTAGGATAAAAATTAAGGGCATCAGCCCTTACCAACTTGTGAATATGTTTTTTCCACTTACTCCAAGTCAACCATTCCTTTACGGTGACATCGACGATTTCGCCACCGTGCTTTTGGCAAGGATACTGAGGATGACTCGATTCGTTGGTTCGCTTTAATGTCAGCATATGATTTCCATCTACAATAAAAGGCTTTCCTTTTACAGGCTGAATTTTGTACATACGCCCCGTACCACGAATAATCTGAAGGATATGTCTCGGATTCCCGTCACTGCCGAGCAATAAGTCATCCGATTGAATTTCCTCTACTCTTTTAATTTGTCCATCAGCCAACAGGACTTTTTCTCCGATGCCATGGCATCCTGTGGGCAAGACGAGTAATGTTTTGTTGTGACCTATGTCCCACTCATGCAGGACGGCGTCGACCGCCGCCTGCTGATAGGGACGAAGCTCAATGCTCACGATTAAAAGGCTCCTTGAGTCCACTCTTTACCCGACTCTTCCTTGTCGTAGAACCGGTCGACGTTCGAGTAAGTCTTTCCGTTGTATTCCCGAAGTTTGATTTTAAAGCGACCGGTCGCTCCGAGGACTTCGTTCCAGCGGATCGTGAACTTGTCATCGCCTTTCTTCATATGCCCGATGGCACGGGCAAATCCGGTAAGCTGCCATTGTGATTTACTGTGTAGGAAGAGGTTCTGCTTAATTCGGCCTTTCTGGCCGTTCACATTTACTTCGTAGGTGATTTTGGCTTCATTGCAAGCGGGCATTTTTTCGCTTCCCTCGAAGTAGCCTCGTTCGAAGTTGGTAATCTTAAAGTCATAATCTCCTGCGGGGATGTCGACAAACTCGTTTTCCACTGCTTCAATTTCTTCGTCCCAATTAAATGCTCTTTCTTCTGTCATGATTGTTATCCTCCTTATTATTAAAACGGTACATTTTCGTCTCGGTTGGCTTCTACTGCCTGAGCCACAGTATCGAATGCGGCAATTAAGCAACCGTCTATAAATTCTTTCGGGTAGTCCTTAATTCTCATATCAGCCGGGAAGTACCCTTTACCGCCTACAACGGCTTGTATTTCGGCTTCTGTGATATTTCGTGCTTCCATAAGCTTCTTTAAGTCCTTCGGGATCCCGTCATCTTCCTTAGCCTTCTTTTTAGGTTCAGCTTTTACAATGGGTTCTTCTTTCGGAGGGGTTTTTATTTCCTCTGCAGGCTTTTCTTCAACTTGCGATTTTTGAATATTTTGGGGTATGCAATTTTCGATTTGAGCAAATTCGAAGGGCAAGCATTCCTTCAATCCGTGCCGGTTCTTAGCGTCCCAATTCGGATGATGACTCGTATACATCACACGCTGGCCGCCTGAAACACGGACCTTTTTACTGTTACTGTCCTTGCTATCTACTTTTAAAACTTCTTCTTTGTAGTTGGCAAAAAGGAGCATATCTGCCCACTCCTTGACCATATCGGAGATTTTCTGACTGGCAGCTTTGTTGAGTTTGAGTTCGTACCGATCGTACGGAGGTTGGTCAGGCCGTTCAAACTTACGAACCATAGCATGAGCTGTAAGAACCACGTTCATGCCGCTTTCAATTAAATCCTGGAGCTTATTAAGCAGCCGTCCGAATTCTTCCTTCTCATATACATACCCTTTGCCGTATCCGATATCTTCAATGCCGCTTACCTGGTATTTCGAGCAAATGTGCTGTACACAAAGCTGCTCTGCCCAGTCGATTGTGTCGATGACTAAGGTTGTAAATCCCTGGTGGTCTTTCGTAAGCTCTTGGACATATTCCATAAGTACCGCCCAGGACGTCGGACGTTCCAGTCTCGCCACATCCATATGGGCTGTACTTGCCTCTGTATCGATAAATAAGGGCTTAGGGAAGTGAGCGGCAAATGTACTCTTGCCGATCCCTTCAGGACCATATATAACGACTTTCTGATACCGTTCTTGCTTTCCTGTGATTATCTTCATAGCTACCTCCTTTAGAATTTACCGGCTTCCCATTTCTTGTTTTCTACCGGCTGCGGTGTCGAGTCTTTAACGTAACCGTCTTCGATAATGATGCTGCAGCTGTCATCCGTTCCGACTCTCGTAGCAATGACCTGGAGTCCTTCATTGGTGAGCCATTCAGAAAACTCCTTGAGCGTTTCCTGATCCATTTGTTCAAGCTTGTCCATAAGGACGAAGCCGCATTCAGGGTTAAGCTTACGAATAATCGCCGTAGCTACCATAAGCTGTTCAGCTCCCGACATGCCGTCCCATTGCTGCCCTTTGTAGATGAGTTCCCCGTCTTTAACACCAAGTTCCGGAAGCGGCAAATCCGCTTTATTAAGAAGCTCATTCTTTGCTTCCTTGACGGCTTCAATCTCAGCCGTCAGCCCGTTATATTCAGCTGATAACTCTTCGGCTTCGGCCTGGGCTTTTTCCTTTTCCTGGTTAGCACGGACCTTGCGATTGATATCATCGACCTGGGCGATATTAGTCTCCAGTTCTTCGGTACTTTCATCGACAAGCTCGGCTACCGTCTTTTGAGCAGTCTCCATATCGGCTAACAGCGACTCCTGTTTAGCCTGGGCTTCTTCGAGGGATGCTTTAAGCTGAGCAATCTGGGAAATAAGCGTTTCGTGTTCTTCCGTCATCTTAGATAACTGTTCACGCTTATGTTGATTCTCGCCGTTTTGTGCTAAGATTTCCTGCTGTTGCTTAATTAAATCTGAGGCACTTACCGGCTCTGTGGGAGCGTCGGGATAATATTCAAGCTCATCGGCGTATGACTTCTTTTGCTTAGCAATACGACCGATTTCAAGGCGGCGGTTATATCGTTGAGCTTCTTTCGCATCGAGTTCAGCCAATTCGTCACCAATCCCGATAATCTGCAGCAACGTATTGGCCTTGTCTTTTGAGTTCATACCCATGAACTTCGGTAAGTCTAGTGCCAGTTTCTCGATGAAGCTGTCCAAGAGTTTCTGTCCGGCTTTCTCACCAGTCGGATCAATAACCTTGAGGCTACTCTTGGCACCTTTACGTTCAACGACAAGTCCGTTAGACAGCTCGATATGAATCTCAGGCGGGATCGTACTGCTATCTCTTGCCGCATTGGACGGCTTGAATTTATCGCCGCCTAATGCCCAGGCTATGGCATTCAATACAGACGTTTTGCCTTGTCCGTTACGGCCGCCGATGACGGTAAGGCCGTTTTGGGCTAATTCCATTTGTACTGCTTTGACTCTCTTTACATTTTCGATGGCTAAGCTGTTAATTTTAACTGTCATGTGATATACTCCTTTTAATTGAAAATTTAATTTTTAGTTGTTTTGGCCGTCTTCTGTTGCTGCAGAGGGCGGCCATTTCCTATGCACTCATCGGGAATGCAGTAATCCCGATTCGGGCAACCCTCGCAATTCATGAATACCTCCTTTAAAGAAGCGCTAAAAGCACAATTAAGAAGTAAATAGCCGTTAACGTAAGTGCCGCTTTTAATCCTTCTTTAACGTAATAGCCGATACCGTGACTTCGAACTATACGGATCGGAGTATTTTGGATTTCGTAATATCTTCGATTGATCCACTCAGGCGGATTTTGTAATGTGGCAGCCTTCATCATTACATCCCTTTCTTTCTAACGATTAATTCGAAATGAAACGACATAAGAACGTTACCGGCACGCCGAATGTAATTTCTCCATGTGTCCCCGAACGTTACGATAAGTACCGCCGTCTCTCTCTCTGACAGGCGTTTGCCGTCGATAATGCTGTGGCACGCAGCCAGTGTAGAATCGACGATTTCCTGAGGTCTGAAATGCCTTGTTACTTGGATACCTTCCACATCCGCAGTGGTGTAAATGACCGTCATCATGTGGTTTATCATTTGGTCTGCATTCATTGTCATGCTCCTTTCCGTATCTCAATCCACACGCACGCTAGTACAACGGCGGTCACGATTACGCACGTTGCGATTTCGAGTTCAATCATTAGCGTTTCCTCCCGTCGCTTTACTATCGAGCCATGCTCGAATCTCCCAGCCGGCAAACCGTATTTCTGATTTTTCGGTGAGCTTAATGTGCGGTATTTCGCCAGTTTTTACCCACTTGTAAATGTTCTGAATATCAGTGTGCAACAGCCTTGCGATTTCTACTGCCGAGTACATAATGTCGGCGATAATTCGTTGTTCCATTTAAGACTCCTTTCCTTGGTTGCATAAGTTCCTCACTACCTATGCGAATTCATACTACTGATAAAAACTTGAGTTAAAATTGATACAGGCAAACAAGATGATGAAATATGCTGACCTATAAGGCGACTTATAGAAGTTCCGGATAAAAAGCCGGCACGATAACATATGTGGATAAACTTATCAATATTAACAAAGTCATGGAAAAACAAAATGCTATCGCTACTCAAATTCAGGATCAGATGAATGTAGTTCGTAAGGCTGCTGGTCTTGATGCATTTAACAGGGCAAACGCTATTGTAGATTCGTTGAATGCCAAGAATTCTGTAATGGCCAAAGTCGTTGGAGGTGTATATCACGCCCCGTCAGCAGGTGACTGCTGAATGTGAATCGGGTTAATTCAAGGAACCACTCTTGCAGCCAACCTTGAGCCAAGCTACAGTCGCCGTTTAACTGACTGTGGAAGGTGCAACGCATAGTCTGTGAGTTGCGGCAACGATACTCAGACCACGAACGCCCGACATCTTGTTTGCTTTCTTTTAGTAATGCTCAACGTGGAACATTAGCTCCTCGTGCGTTTTCTCCGAGTCGTCAAGTGTCAGCTTGTCGGCTCTTTTTCTGTGGACAAATTCCATAGCCTTAACGATGCATTGCCATTCGTCCCAGGGAAGCTTTTCGGCTTCTCGTAAAATGATTTCCGCAGGACTCATTTCCCATTCCCCCTTTCTTTTTTTGTTGAGGTCCCATATTTAAATTGTTGTATCCGTGGTATGCTGTAAAAAATACCTTTAAGGAGTTGATTTTGTTATGCGTTTAGATTTAGAGCTATTCAGGGCTATTTTATTAGTTGTTGAAGAGTCTCCCACCCCTACCGTAAAGAGTAATTACTCACTTCGTTTTGAAGGCATTCCCCCGCTAACAAGTGATTATCACGTTCACCTTCTCGTTCAAGAGGGCTTTTTACACGCTATCGATGCTCGATGCAAAGATAGAGAATACGATTATTTAGAGATAGGCTTAACCATCAAAGGTCAGCAATTTATAGACGCTATTGCCGACCGCAGTAGTCTTGATAAAATCAAGGACTACATTAAGGCCAACGCCTTACCCTTGACTCTAGATGTATTATTTAAGGTTGCGATGACTCAGTTCTCGTAACTCTTCATAAACGCCTTTGTCAGCCAATGAATATATCAAATTCAAGCGTTCTTGCTCGGTATCAATATCACCAAGATGCTTTTGCGTAACTTCTAGGATTTCCTCCCTGATTCCGATGTACAGATGTAACAATTTCAAATGTTTTCTACTGTTAAACGGAGCTTCGTACATACGAAGCTCTTTTTCTTTTTCGTTCATCTACTTCCCTCCTTGTTTGCGGTTGTTGTTTTTGTTGACTATTAATCAACAATCTGAGCAAAAAAAATTGCATTTCTATCCTCGGGAGAAAGATTTAATGCTTTACTAAGACAAATAATTTCCGAACACCGGAAATCATTCTTCCCATTCAGCTTATTGTACAATCCTTGAGGAGTTAAGCCACAGGCTTCTGCTAATGCGTAAATCTTAATCCCAGATTTGTTAATTCGATTCTTTAAAAGCTCGTAATTAATCATCTTTACACCTCCTCTCAATGTTGATTTAAAATCTACAATCACATAATAGCATTCATGATTCCATCTTGTCAACAAAATTTTCCTATTTCATAAATTTTTGTTAATTATTTTGAAACGGTCTGCTATAATTCCCCCAAAAGGAGATATTCATATGGAAACTATTTATGAACGCATTCGGCGATTAAGACAAGAAAACAATATGTCTCAAGACGAATTGGCAAAGAAAACCGGATACACTTCTCGCAGTACGATTAATAAAATTGAAGCTGGAAAGATTGATATATCACGGGCAAAAATCAAGGTCTTTGCCGACGCTCTTGGAGTTACCCCGGCATACTTAATGGGATGGGAAGATGAATCAGAACAAGGCTACTACACAGACCCAGAGGTAGCCGAATACGCCGAAGAGCTGAGGACGAATCCTAAGTATCGGCTGCTGTTCGACGCTAGCAAGGATTTAAGTAAGGAAGATATAGACTTCGTGGTCAATATGATAGAACAATTAAAAGCCCGTGAAGGGAAATAATTTTCCATTCTTTTCATTGACAAAAAAGCCAAGGTATTTTACTATATGTTTACACCTACTTGGTGCAAATCTTGTTATCTAATCCTTGGCAGTAAGCCTCTCTAATTGTCCAGAGACGGCCGACCCCAAGGATTTTTTTATTATAGGAGACATACATGGAAAACGTAGCTATTTTAGTAGATGGGGCTTTTTTCATAAAACGAGCTTTACATATATTCGGTCGATTAGAGCCGCAAGAACTCGCTCATAAGCTATGCAAACATACTCAGTATCATTTAACGGATGATAAAGAAAAAGAACGTCACCGATTATACCGAATTTTCTTTTATGATTGCCCACCATTGCAAAATAAAATTTTTCATCCGTATCTTCAAAAACAAATAGACATGTCCAGGTCGGAACGTAGTATTTGGAGACTTCAACTACACGAAGAATTAAAAAAGAAAAGGAAAATGGCTTTGCGCTTAGGACAAATTGACGACACCAATATAAGTTGGCGAATTAATTACGGAAAAATTAAAAAGCTTTGTGCCGGAAAAATTGATTGGGCAGATTTAGAAGAGTCTGATTTCTCAATGGATGTAAAACAAAAAGGAGTCGATATGCGGATCGGGATTGACATTACATCCCTTGCGTTGAAAAAGCAGGTATCCCGAATAGTTTTGATTTCCGGGGATAGTGACTTTGTTCCGGCCGCAAAATTTGCACGAAGAGAAGGCATTGATTTTATATTAGACTCAATGCACGCCCCTATTAAATCGGACTTGCATGAACACATTGATGGGAAGCATACCGTGTTCCCTAAACCTGAGAGGTAATTTATTTAATGAACGTTACGTTATTGTATGCTGAATTAAAACCGTCTCAGACGGCTGTAGTCCGTGAGAATGAAGACGGCTCTTATACTATATTAATCAATAAAAATAAATGCCCTGAACGGCAAATTCAGGGCGTATTACACGAGCTGGCACATATTAAGAACGACGATTTTAGTAACGACTTACACGCTAACATGGTAGAGTCATTACTGCACAACGCAACTCCCTGTCCTCGTGTAGCTGAAGACGTCGAGTTTTACTGCCGGGTTGTGTAGGGAATACAGAATATAGCAGACCGACATTGATGTCGGTCTGCTAATAAGAAATGGCATATTTAAGCCATTTAAAGAATCTTAAAGAGTTTTTCTATTAAAATCTATGACAGAAGGAGGTTTGACAGGAGCTTATTATCATGATATATTATGTCCATGGTATCTGGGGAGACTGAAAAGTCGCAACCTGAAAGAGCCGTGTACATAACACGTTATGTGCACGGCTCTTTATGTTATTATGAAACCATTTAAAACATACGATGAGCAAATCGAGCTTCTACAAAACCGCGGGCTTCTTCCTAATATTTCCGAAGTAACAGTTTTTCATATCAAAAATAGGCCCGGTAAAGTATTACTCCCCGTTAACCCGCTAAACATTAGGAAACTTAACTTTTCCAAGCCACAAGCCACCAAATACGCAAAGGAGCTCCTACAAACATACGGGTATTATAATATTGTAAACCAATACAATAAGCCATTCTTACAGAGTGACGGAAGTTACCAAGCTGATATCGACTTTTTCATGTTATTCAGCCTTCATCAGATTGATACTAAAATGGAAAATATTATTTTTTACCCTATTTTACAAGTAGAGCAACGATTAAAAACCTGTATTGCATATGAATTTGCAAAATCTTACGGTCCATTTGAGGGAGATATTATTAAGAATTATATTGAGCCCTATTTCCAACCGGCTAATTATAATCAGTATTTAAAGACAAAAAAGGGTGTCCCTAAATACGCCTTCCTGATTGACAAATTAAAGGACATTTACGCAGACGCTGAATACAAACCATTTCAACATTATAAAGCTCATCATTCGCATATCCCTATTTGGGTATTTATAAATAAGCTTACTTATGGAGAATTGTTTCATTTTTACGAGGTTCTAAAAATTCAGCCAAATATCGCTGCCAATTTTAAGCTGACTCCCAGCCAACTTCGTACAATAATGTTATTTTTAAACCAAGTTAGAAATGACTGTGCTCATTTCTCCGGATTTTATAACCAGCGATATCCCTATATAAAAAAAGAGGTTCCTTTATTAAGTGCGTTTCAAAGCAAATTCTCTTTTCAGTCTCAACGGGAAGTCCCTAACATGTTTTTATTGCTTATCATTTTTAAATACTTATTACCTAAATCAAACTTTGATTTACTTTCAAAAACTGTAAAACGCGAAATATTTGACTTTATTTCTGAGAAATATATCCCCAAAATAAGTGAGCATATGAAAGATAAACTAGCCATTCCCTCGAAAAAAGATTGTGACGATAAATTTAGTTTTTTAGAGCATTATAAAATATGATTTTGCTAGTCCAGTATTTTGTCTAAAACTGGACTAACGACTAAAAAATGCCCGCACTCTGCTACCAACAGAATACGGGCGTGCCGGGTACTACCAATACCACGGCAATATAATCCACCTTCTCACGGGCTGATTACTCTATCAGTATATCATAATCAGCCCCTTTTCAGAAAGGAGCTGTATTTTTTATGATTTCTAAGAAAAAAGAAATATATTACGTCATCATCACTCAGAAAGATCCGATAACCAATACATGGAAGAAGAAATGGATACGATCCGGCACGAGTAAACGTGAGGCCGAAAAGCTTGAACGGAAACTTATGAGCGAGAAGGACGAAGGGGCAATTATTTTAACGGGAAGAGGAATTCCTACACTACTTGATTTTCTCACCAGGTGGCTCGACACGTGCATTAAACCGCCTGCTCGTAAGGTTGCTACTTATACTAATTACAGGGCTATCTGCAAGCGAGTTATAGCTGATTTAGGTGGACATAAGCTTGATAAGGTTACGCCGCTTATGATTGCTACTTATTACAAAGAATTAAGTAGCCGAGGGCTTTCTAATACTACCATTCGACTGACGCACCGCATCCTGAAGGCCGCGTTAGACCAAGCGGTAAAATGGCAGCTCTTAAATCGCAATCCGCTAATAGATATAGCTCCTCCGGCGCCGATTAAACCGAAAAATGAAGCCCTTACTACTACTGATGCATTGTCCTTAATTGAATACGCCACTGAACAGTCGAAACAATCAGGATACACTCGAAATAAAGTAAGCTGTATTCTTTTGCTCGGTATCTTCTGCGGATTGCGTCGTGGAGAGATTGCGGGGCTTCGTTGGCAAGACGTTGACTTTACCGAGTCTACTTTACACATCCGGCATAGTCTTTTGCGAATCCCCGTTAGTGATTTAGCCAGGCTTGATTATCCCTATGTCAAAAGAAGTACAAATTCGGCCCTTGTATTAGATACTGTAAAAACGGAAGCATCCGAAAGTAGTATTATTGTTCCGCAACATGTTACCTCTTTCCTTCGCCATGTCAAGCGTCAATATGACACCAGTCGCATGCGATTCGGTCCGCATTTTCATAATACTCAGTTTGTAATGGCCAATGAAATCGGAGACCCTTACGATCCGAACTGGTACCGCAAGACTTTACACAAGCTAATTCAATCCTACAATGACAGCCATCCAGATTGTCCTCCGCTTCCTCTTATACGAGTTCACGACCTTAGGCATACAGCAGCCACTATCCTATTGGAAAATGATGTGGATATTAAGCTTGTAAGCCGTCAGCTTCGCCACTCAGATACAGGCATAACACAGAACCTCTATCAGCACGTGACGGAACGGCTGGAATCAAAGATTGCAAACACCCTGGACAGCCTAATGGATGCCGCCAATGCAGAAAAATAA